GCCGAGAAGCGTTCCCGCGCTGTTGTATGCTTCGATGTGTCCGATTGGAGAGCACCGTAGAGATAGGATGGTGGCGTTCGACCCGTTACGGATGTTGGAGATGGCGATGGAGTTGTCTACAGGCAGTTCTGAGAACCGGAATATCTGGAAAACGCCCATGGATGTAGCTGCTGCGGCCAGGACGGCGCGAACTGTGTAGGAGGACCCTGTTAGAGCTCCCCAAACGCGGCTTTCCTCTTCCCAAGCCGGTACGGATAGGCCAACGTTTCCGCCAGTCTCCGCCCAGATACCTTCGAGCAATCGGCTTTCATCTGTGCCGTATACCTCAAAGTTTTCTTCAAAAATAGCAGTCATCTAGGAGTTCCTCTCCGCTTTACGTTGGGCTCTAATTTTTTCTTCAATAGCATGAGTGGAGATACGCTGCAAGCCCTGTCCGGTCTTGTAGACAACGCCGTCATTGCCAATCAGGAATATCTTGCTTCCGATAGCAACCGCACTGCCCTCCACGATACCTCGTGAGAATGCGCGTCCTTTGATCCGGTCGAACGGGACGCCGGATGATCCAGAGACGTACCATACCTCAGAACCGTCCACGCCCAGGAGCCATATCTCGTCACCGACTACCTTGACCTGCGATAGTTGGTCGGGGAGCTGTTCGGCGGTGAAGAAGTTCAATGGGTTTATGACCGGAAGGTCTACGCCAGTGATGTTGGGCTCGATCCAGTACACTTTGTCACTCTGCGCGGTCACCAGCAAGACGTAACCCGCTATGACAGCGAGGGAGACAATGGCGACGTCATCTGGGGTGGTGATGCCATTTAAAGCGTTAGCTGTGCCGCCTGAGAGGGTTGCCCCAGTCCATGATCCGTTGTTCATTGTTTCTGTGGTCGCCACTGAGTTGCTGGCTGCGCCGGGGAGTACTGCTGTTGCCAGCATGACACCTGTGGTTGTCTGTTCGCCGTAGGCCGCTGGGTTGGGTACTGTGGCGGCTGCGTACACCGATCCTGCCCCTGTGCCGTTGGCTAGGGTCGCCAGAGCGAGGTTCTGTAAGCTGGTGTCGATGTCCACGCCGATTAGGACTTCGTTTGCTGTCGGTGTCAACGCGGTCTTCCACGTGTAGGTTACAGCGCCGATGGTGACGGTCTCGCCGTCGATGGCGTTGACTGTGACTGTGAGGTCACTCGTGGCGAAGTTGCCGACGCCGTTATAGTACTGTAGCGTGGTGCCGTCCGTGATGAACAGGTAGGCAGATGTAGCCGCCATAGTTGGGTAGCCAGAGCCAGCGATGGTCCCGGCCAGAGCCGTCTTAGTAAGTCCGTCGCGGGCGTACCTGTAGAGCGCTCCGTTAACGCCAGAGGCGACAAACAGGTCTCCACCGAATACACCATCCAGCGAGAACAGTGCCCGTACAGGTCCAGCCCCGAAACCTGTCAGGTTGGTGGTGCCAGGACGTGACAAAAGAGCCACACCGCCTTGTTGGTCAGTGGGGTTCTCTTCGAAGAAACGGTTCTCCAACCTGATTGGAGGCATTTGCCCGTAGTTGCGTTCATACGCTGATTTGCCGAGTGGTAGTTCCATCTTTACATCAGGTCTCCAGAGAAGTCATAGTGTCCGCCCACTGTTTGGATGGTGTTCTGCGCTTCGCCGCGTCCGTGGACGCTGACACGTGCTGTCTGGCGATAGCGTGTCTCCATCTGCTGCTCTAGGTCGTTTGCGACGGCCATGAGTAGCGGGTTAAGCTCTTTGCTGTAGCGAGGCGCGAGACGTGCGGCCAGAGAGATAGAGAACCAGTCGTCGAACTCTTCTGGCAGTGGCATGTTCTCTGTGCCTGTGCCTGTGGTGTCGATCTCAGCGATCCACTCCCAACGGCCAAGGTCGGCTCGGTAGACGAAGTGTATAGGTGAGGTTGGAGCGGCTGATATCGTCAGGGACCTCACGGGAACTGTCGCGGTTGCGCTACCGAGGCCAGCGCGCCCGTTGAAGTCAATCGTCAGGGGATTGGTTGTGAAGTCGTTGCCGTTGTCAACCACAATCATCTGAGCGCCGTCGTCTGGGTACGGCTCGAAGTACACCGTGGCTGCGGCGGATAGGCGGGTCAATATCCGCATGTTCTGCGGCGGATATGCCCATGTGGATTGCGAGGGCGTCCTGTTGTCCACGTAGAACGGGTACTGGGCGTTGTTTGGGGCCGTGTAGAACGTGCCAATTGGCCAATCGTCAACGAACTCCCCCACCTTACGTCCAAAGACGTTCCTTATGATGGTCCTCAAAAGAGGTAGCGCCTCCGTGACCTCACCAGTCGTTGGCGTTTTTCCAACGGCGATGATGTTTGGGTCACGGTAGGCGCGGGTGATAATTTCGCTCGCAGTGGTCATTTAAAGCTCCTGTCCAATTCTTGAACTCCTATGTATCCTATGCGGGCGGATTATGCAAGCTAGAGAGAGATGGGTCCATCTTTCTTTAAAGCGGGCTTTGGTGCCAGCTTTGGTGTTGCCTCTTTCTTCGGCGCTTTGGCCGCAGTGCGTTCCGATGTGCGGTCTTCAAAACCGTCTTCTAGCGCCGCTTCGAGTGCTTCGTCTCCGTCTACAATGAGCTGCTCATCACCACGGTACACCATTTTTGGGAATGGTTGATATTCGTAGTTTTGATTGCCGTATTTTGGGTTAGCCATAATGTTGTCTCCTATGAGGTTAAAGGTTAAAAGAAAAGGCGGTTTTTACGCCGCCTTCTCCAATTTCAGTCCCAGTCGGCTTACGTGCCGCTGATACGTGTGCCCAAGAGTGGGTCCATCGCCGCTGCACCGTAGTAGGTGTCCCAACGGTGAATGTGCTTCCCGGTAGCGATGTCCGATCCGCGCCAGTAGCGGATAGATACGCCAGTGTCAGGGTCGGTAGCAAAGGATGCCTCGCCCGTGAATGGCATACGGAGTTTCGCAAACACCATCGAGATAGCGTCTTTGTGGAACGCTGTGCTGTAGCGGAACGGTGTAGACGGGGCACCCAAGAAGGTGACCGCTGCGTTGTTCGCTGGGGCTGCACTAACCGTAGCGAAGGCTGTGTTCACGTCAACGTCTGTGCCTGCGCCTGAGCCCGGTACGATAATCGCTGGAGTGATTGACAGTGCGCCTGCGCCAGTACGGGCCGTCACAACAGTGAACTGCTGCAAGTAGTCGTAGGCTTGTGCGGTACGCGGGTTGACTGCGAACACACCAGCAATGGTGAATACGTCGCCTTCCGCGTAGGTTCCCGCTTCGCCGTCCACAGCCAGGTCTTGGATCATGCTGTCCTTGACGGTACGGTAGTTGACGTTCTGTGCTGCGCCGTTGACCAGTGTGGTACCTGCTGCAACACGTGTGCCTGTGGTGATCTGCTGGCTCATCTGCGTCCGGTATGCTTCTGTTGAGGAGAGCATTGGGAGACGGTTCTTAGTCAGCGCGTCTTTCGCAACACCTGAGAGCGAGTTGTTGTCGATCAGGGTGTCGGAGATGCCATAGGCGTCTGTGGTGAACAGGGCTGCGCCACGGTCACTGTCAGGGACAGCGAGGAGGTCGAGGCGTTCTGGGCCACGGTTGAACTCAGATGGAGCGCCGATAACGTTGCCGGGGGTACCGACCCAGTTAGAGAAGCGCTTCGTCTTCGTGTGGAGGTAGCCGTCAATCTCATGCGCGAGAGTTGAAGCTGCGGACTTCATGTTGGTATCCTGAACCAGTTGGTTGTAGGAGGTGACGTATTCGATGTCGCCGACACCGAGGTGGACGTTCTTGTATTGGTCCACAGAGATGTCCTGATAGCCGTTGATGCTGTCCTGCTCTTGCAGGGTGGCGCCAGTCTTTGCCACAAAGCGCGATGGGCGCTTCTGACGGACGGACAAGCCGTTCTCGTCGGTGACTTGATTGACGAATTTCGAGTTGACGAGACGACCCATAACCAATGAGTTCTTCACCAGAAGAAGCATCGTATTAACGTATACTTGGGCGTCCAAAAAGCTGTTAGCCATGGTAGTTTATCCTTTCGAGTTGACCATCCGCTCAAACGCGGAGAAGTCGGAGGTTGCTGCGTTATCTTTCTTACCTGAACCTTTGCCGCGAGACTTCGCTCGTGGTGGCTTAGGGGCTTTCGACGCTTTCGTGCGTCTAGACTTACGTGCGTCCTCATCGGACGGAGAGTAGCGGGCTTCCATTCGCCCGAAGTAAGCTGCCTGTCGTTCAACAGACATATTCGCCACTTTTTCTGACTCCTCTGGATTAGAGGCGAAGTGGTACATGATCTTTGCGCCTGCGTCACTCTCGGCGATCAAATTGACCAAGGTGGGCGTGAGCTGATAATCACCAGCTTTTCCGCCTTCAATAACTACGTCATCGAAGTCGTCGTACAAGTCCTTACCGGGATTTACCACGTTGTCAAGGAAATTCTTTTCCAAAGTTGCAGCGGCTTCCTGGCGAGTGGTCTCGGCGGCGGTCTCGGCGCGGGACACTTCAGCCTTAGCTTCACGGCGGCGGAAGGCCACTTCAGCCTTGTACTCGGCCATCTGCTCCATATAGCCGGCGTCCAGCTCGCCGAAGTCAAAGTCGATTGCCTTTGGGAGGGTGAGGTCGGAGGTGTCAACTTCCAGAGGCGTGTCCGCTTTGGTGTCCGCTTTGGCTGCTGGCGTGTCCTTGGCCTTTAAAGCCTCTTCAGCGGCAGTTGCCCGCTCTTCAGCCTGTCTACGCGCCGCTGTAAGTTCCGCAATGCGTGCTCTAGCTCCTTTGCGACGTTTCTTGGGCTTGGGTTCGTCATCTCCGTCGTCATCGTCGGAGGCATCTTTGCCGATATCATCCGCGCCCTCGTCGTCTCCATCATCGTCAGCATCGTCTCCATCATCGGTGTCGGCGGGGTCATCGTCATCTCCATCGTTGTCAAACTGGTCCCAATCGCGCGGCTTGTCGGCGGGGTCCGGCTGGTTCTGCTCAAATACGACTTTGCCGTCTGACACGGCCTCCGTGATAAAGTCTTTAAACGGGTCCGGTGCTTCCTGTGGGTTGTCCTGTGTCTCCGAGGTCATTCTGTAGTTCTCCTATAATCGGTGCGGTTTCAATTTCCATTAGCTCTAGGGCGAGCTGTACGACCGAGCGGCCATCGTTCACGTCCATAGACTCTATTTTGGCGGCTAAGTCAATCGCGTCTAACTCAACGCGGTCAGTTTCGTTCTGGACGCGCTGGAGCGCAACCACCATGTCAACCACAGCGGCCTTAATCTGGCCCTCTGCCTTCATGGCGTTGGCGTTGTTCAGAGCGGCCTTGGACTTCTTCTCTTCGAGTTCCATCATGAAGGCTGCTTCCTGCATCTGCTGCTGCTTCTGAGCTTGTGCGGCTGCTGCTTGTGCGGCCTGCTTCTCTTCGTCGGACATGTCTTCCTCTTCGACCATTCCGAGCTTTGTGCGGAGGCGTTTGGCGATCTTGCCAGCGCCTGGCCAATCTTGTGCTTCCACAATCTCTGGAGCTGCCACCTGCATGAAGTCCGGCATGGCGTTGACCATGTTCAGCATACCTTCCGCCGCTTCTAGACGTCGGGTGACCTGTGACGGCCCTGTGTGG